CAACTCGGCGTCAGTGCAAGGCGTCACAATTTCACAAACCCGTATTTCTCCGGCTTGAGGCATTTGATTTCAAAGTCACCTATCACCGCGAACGCGCCGGGGTGTTCCCGTGCGAACTTGGCCATGTCCTCTTGCGTGCTCTCGTATAGCGAGGTCCACGCGAGCGTTTCAATCTGTCGCGCCAGTTCTTTTATGGCTTCACGAGCGGGGTCATCTTGTGGCATAAGTCAGTTCCCTTTTCTGCATGAATTTCCGGTGACTGTCCAATTCCTTTTCCAGCCAGTCGTCGTAAGGCTTCTCGCCTTCGAGGGCCACGCGGCCAATCTGGAAGCCGAGGCGTCGGGCGCCTTCAAGGCTGACCGCCGCAGCATCTCCGCGGTTTGGCGAGTAATGGCAGCGGAGTTTGAAATCTTCCTTCGTTTCGAGTTCGTACCTATCGCCGCGCGCCCACACCCACTCGCGCTCGCTAAGTTCCTTCACGACACTTTTCGGAAGTTCTCGCGCCTGCTTGCACTCAACGAGTAGCCGAATTGAGAACCACATTTCCGTGATGAACTTGCTATAATGCTCATCGCACCGCTTCAACCGTTTCGCGCCGGGTCGGTCCAGATCGTCCACAAATAAGTCATCACTCACCGGCCGCGTGGTTGCCGGGCCGCCCGCGTTAACGGCGTTCACTTCGCTGCCCAGAATCCGCGCCAGGCTGATAGCCAGCGTTGCCCTCATGCCCGCCTCGAAAAACACGTTCGCGTATGGCACTTTCAGAACCTCGCACTTGCGCTTGGTCTGCATGGCGATTTGGTCTTCCGGCGTGGCGGGGTCGTTCAGGTTAATCGGAATGACCTCCGGCTCGTGGAACTTGATGACCGGGTTTCGGGCAACGTCTTTGCCGAACGTAATCAGAATCGTCTCGCACGCATCGCCGCCGTAGCCGGCGTCAATCCCCAGCACGTTTGTCAGTTCCTCGCCGCACCAGACGCACTCGTCATAGGCGCCGTTGATCTTGCACATCTCCGGCGTGAGCACGATGCGCGGATTCAGGCCGGACTTGCGGACACCTTTGATTTGGCTGTAGAACTCAATTGAGTCCGGGCCGAAGCGTTTCTTGACCCGCTCCACGTCCTCAGCGTCCACGAGGTAGGGGTAATCCTTCGGACGCTTCGGGTCGAAGTTGGGCGAGTCCGTGCCGACGAGGTTGATGGTCACGCCGTCGAACTTGTTCCGCCAGGTCGTGGTCTTCTGCGGTTCGGGATGATTGTCCCAGCCGCAATCTGGTTCGGCCACTTTGTCGAGCGCCCGCTGGCCAAGCGGATTGCCGGTGAAGGCGCTCTTGAAGTCGCCTTTGTCGAGGTTGGAGAGGACGTTTAGGTATTTCGCAGGAAGGAACTGGCAATTTGCCACTGTAAAACCTTTTACCGAGTAGCTGTGGTGGCGCTCAACTTGGAGATTATAGACGTTAACTCTGCCATCACTGCCTCGGTATCTTGCAAAATCCTTTTGTTCGAGTACCTCACAACAGTCCACCCAAGCCCCTTGAGTATCGGGTCCCTTTTCCTGTCTGCCACTTCGCCCCTTGAAGATTGATGCGATGGGCCATCGGCCTCGATGTCCAGCATCAATTCTGGCAGGCATACGTCCGCCTTGTAACAATGAGGAAAGCCATCGGTGTTTTTCTTCTTTGTCAGGATGATGTGATTCCAAACCGAACCGGGAATTGCGTCCAATAAAAGGCGCTCCGGTTTTGTTGGGCCGCTCGACAAAGAATATCGCACCGGCCAATCCGTTCCCCTTTGTTTGGCCATCTTTGACAACCTCTGTCGAAGCTCGGGATTTTTCATAATCTGCATGGCTTGAATTTTTTCCAACACCCCCGGTCGGCGTATTGGATTGTTCTGCTTCATGCATTTTGAAATCCTGTCTTTGAGCGCCTGATTGCGAGTCCACCATTCCCGCTTCCAAACGCCAAAGCATACCCGACCGCAAAATCTTGCTCTCGCTCGCCTCTGATCGTTTCCGGTCATTGGTGCGTGGCAGACTTCGCAAAATGTCACAGGCCGCTTTTGACGACGCTTCTCCGCTTGCGACCGCAAATGATTCGCGCACTTGAGTTTCAAAGCTGTCTGCGTTTTCCACCATTCCCGCTTCCACTTTGCGTAGCATTTCATATCGCAAAAACGCTGCCGCTTTTTCTTCTTCGCTTTGAGCATCGGCCTGTGACACACTTCGCATTGCTTCATACCTTGATGGTAGATAATAACTGCCATCAAGGTCAATCGCTTTTTTCCATCCTTTGTTCGTGAGGAATCGGTGCTCCGGAGTGCAAACCACTTCGCGCCCGTCTTTTGTTTTGACCCGGACAAGAACACCACTCGCTAATTTCTCAGAAGTCGCAATCACTCGATCTCTCCCCGCTGCCGACCAAACTTCGTCTCCGGGTTGAATCAATTCGATTCGCCGTTTCCCCGAAGGCGTATCCACCAAAGTTCCAGCCGGAAAACACTCGTCGCATAGCATCCGCCTTCGCTTCTGTTTCACTCCAAGGAATTTCTCCAAAAGTTTCGTTTCGTTCCCTTCGGAATCGAGCACCGGAATACAAATCAGCGACCTGCGGTAATCCCGAATGTCTCCGTTATCATCCAGCGCATCGGTAAAGATGCCATGCTTCGAGTCAACAGGGTTTCCTGGCAACCAATCGAATTTCTCAAAAGCACGCGACCATAAATCTTTCAAATCGCCCCACACGCGCAATTCAAGCCCGCGAACGTCGGTGGATGACACAAGAAAAAGGGTATCGTTTGGGAATGCCATATAATCAATCAGCGCCCACTTAACGAGTGTCCGAGTTTTGCTCGAATCGCGGCTTCCTTGCACGACCGTCAGCCGTTCCTCCAAAATCGTCCGCAGAATCAAATCGCTCCAAGTGTGATGGTCCTCCTCCGGCCAGCAAATCGTCTGCGCGTTGCGGTAATGGGTGAACAGTCCCTCGCCGAACACGCAGCCCTCGAACTTCGTGCCTTTGGGTGCGGTGACTGAGCCGCCCTGCCGGATCATTTCGAACTCTATGGCGAGCGGCGAAATCCCGTCGGGCCATTCGAGGCCGTATTTGGTCATCCCGTCACCTTGCGGATGTTCTGGAAAATGATTCGCACGGCAGATTTGACCGGCTTGCCGAGATAGGTTTCGATGGGCCAGCCGTGCTTATCCTTTCTCCACCACGGCATCGCTGCGTCTATGCGTGCTGCGAGTTCGTGCAACTGCCAAGAGTTTATGATGCCGTCGGTGTAAGCTTCGCAGATGACTCGCTTGTAAGGTTTGCGCCGCCACACGCTGAATCGGTCTAAGGCGGGAGTGTTCATTGCCCGTCACTATGCTTGACGCTTGGGAGATTCGCAATGAGTCTGTGACGTGCCAGAAGTCAGAATAACGGATGGGCAGTTGAGCTTTGAAAAAGGTTGTGACTCATCCCGCCCGGCGACGATAGCCGGACCCAACATGCCGAATGGCTTGGCCCGAAACGCAATCGCTTGGGGAAACAACCTCACAACAAGGGGCGGCGGGTTGCTCCAGCGCACAGGGTACACGCCAGTCTGCAAAATCCACGATTCGACCGGCCTCTATAACGGAGGCTGGATGTACGAGGCAACAACCGGCATCCCCTACCTCATCGTGGCTATCTCCGGGCGCTTCTACCGCATTCGCGTTGATACCGACAATTCGATTGACGACATCACCGGCCCGCTTGTGTTCCCGCCGACGCAGCCCTACTACCACTTCACGCAGGGCGAGGAATTCATGGTGGTGCAGGCGGGCGACTACGTGACGCTGCCGGCGTTCTGGGACGGGGCGACTATGCGGCAGAGCACCGGCTTGGCCGGCGCACCGAAGGAACTGCCTGCCGCCGGCCCGATGGTCTATTACCAGGGCCGAATCTGGTACGCCTACTTCCGGCAATACACAGCCGGGGACATCGTGCGCGGGCCAAGCGGGACGGCGCCGTATCAGTTGCGCGATTCGATTTTGCGAGTGACCGAGAATCCGCTGGCCATCGGCGGGGATGGGTTCGCCGTTCCGTCGCAGGCTGGCAACATCCGTGCGTTGCAGTACGCGGCCAACAACGACAAGACCCTGGGCGAAGGCACGCTGTTCGTGTTCACCGCGCAGCAGGTGTATGCGCTGGACGTGCCGATAACGCGTGCCGACTGGATTGCGGCCAGCAGCAACACTCCGGCGAATCAACGCCCGGTGCAACGCGAGAACGGCGGCGTCAACGACCGCAGCATTGTCGCGGTGAATGGCGACTTGTTTTATCAGTCTCTCGACCCGGCTATTCGCAGTTTGTTCACAGCCCTGCGCTACTTCGACCAATGGGGCAACACGCCAATCAGCAACAACATTGACCGGGCGCTGGCATTCAACGACCGCTCGCTGATGCGCTACGGAGCGAGCGGCATTGAGTTCGACAACTACCTGTACCAAGGAATCCTGCAAGAACAGCGAGCGCAAGGCGTCGTCAGCCGCGCCTTGGCCGTGCTGGACTTCGCTCCGGTGGCGACGTTGCAGGAGAAGTTGCCCCCGAACTGGCCGGGCATTCACGAGGGGCTTGATGTGCTGCAACTGTTCCGGGGCGACTTCGGCGGGCGCAAGCGGGCGTTCGCGGTGGTGGTCAGCCGTGTGGACAACGGGATTGAATTGTGGGAAATCACGAACAATCAGCGGTTTGACGGCACAGATACCAGAGTGCAGTGGAGTGTAGAGACGCCCGCGTACACTTTTGGCCACGAATTTGACCTAAAGCGGCTGGACTCAGGGGAACTTTGGCTTGATAAACTTTTCGGACAAGTGGACATCAAAGTGGAATTTCGAGTTGATTCTGACCCATGTTGGAGGCTTTGGAGCGTAGCGCGAGTCTGCACAGCTAGGACCACCTGCGAAACAATCGAAAACCCTCATTGTTATCCATCAGAACCGCTACGAGAGGGGGGGAAATTTCCAATCACGTTGCCGGTCCCACCACTTCCTGCGTGCGACACCATCAACGCACGGCCATGCAATATAGGACACCAGTTCCAAATAAAGATTTCAGTCACCGGATGGGCGAGGATTCGAGGACTCTTAGTTTACGGGGTGCCGGTGTTGAAAACTCCGTTTGGTGGACTGGAGTGTGTTCCCGGTCCTTTATCTTTGCCGTGAATTTTGCGGTAGTTCTTTGCATAACACTTCCCACAAAGTCCCTTGGCATAATAATCCTTACTGCCGCACTTCTCGCACGGTGTTTCGTTTTTGCGACCGTGCGGAATTGCTGCCCAGCATTCCCAGCAAAGCCCTGTTATTTTCCATTTTCGATACTGCCTCATCAGTCCTTTTCCGCATTTGGAACAGAATCTTGTGAAGTGAATGTGATTGTGTCGTCTTGAGTAACAAGTTCCGCAAAGCCCAAGAGCAACATGCTCGGGTTTGCCGCATTCCTTGCACTTTGAGTAGAGCCTGTGATGCGATTTGTGTTCCGCGTTGCTGGCGCATAGGAGAAGATTTTCAATCCTGTTATCAGCACGATTTCCGTTCTTGTGATGAACGATTTCGGTTGGCTTGAGTAATCTTCCAATATGTTTTTCCATAACGAGGCGATGCTCAAAGACGTAACCAGTTAAATGAGCCTGCGGGTGGTCTGGCACGCGAATCATTATGTATCCGTCGTGCGTGGTTCGTCCGCGAGCACCTATCCATCGCAATCGAGGTGGCTTGACGGTGGGTGCTTCTCCGGTAGGGTTCTGGCGAACTTCAATCATAGTGCAAATATGGTTGCGGTTTAATCGAAAGGCCGTCCCGCATCAACGGGCGGTCTTTCGTTCTTTCAATCTGCGAATTTCTGGCGTAAGTGTCAAGGCGTGGCCACCTACTACTACCTGCTATTCACCGCGGACTGGTACGTCCCCGCAGTTGGCGGCTCGGTGGCTGTTTCGCTCACCGGCTACGCGCCGGCCGGAGGTTCGCCTCCGGTTGTGGTGTACGCCGGGTCAAATGGTGACGAGGGGATTCTGTATGGTGTTGTCGGCGGCGACTTGGTGGTCGGGCTTGGCAAGTTCCAAGTGGTGTCCGGCGCTGGAACTTCGACTATCGTGCTCAAGCTGCTGGGCGGTGACGGAGCGGACCCGAACAGCCCGTACGTGGGCGCGCTGGTGGACAAGGAATCGGTTCACAACTTCGTAGTCAACGCAGTTGCCCCACAACCCACGCCGCCGCCCAACCCGCCGACGTTCGAGGAGAACCCGATTCCATGTGCGACCGCAACCGGGGCATCGTGCCCTGGAAGTGACTTTCCAATCACAAATTATTCAAGCGAAGCGCCGGAGCAGCAGCCCGTGTTTTACTCGCTCCAATTCCCCAGCGCCTGGGACAAAATGGGTTGCCTCACGCTTTGCACCTCGACCATCTCGCAGGAGGACGCGGACCTGTGCGCTCTGGCGCAGGAGGCGCTGTGCAACCCGGTGGTGCCGCCTGGTGGAGATATATTTTACAGCCAGGGCACGAATTGCGTTTGTGTCAGTGAAGGCGAGTCCTCGTTCTTCTACCGGCTGCCCGGCGCCATCTTCAGCGGGCCGACGCAGGCGTACGCGGATGCGCTGGCGCAGTCCTACGCCTGCATCCAATGCCACAACCCGGCGACGAGCTTCCGGCTGGGGGCGATTGCGACCGAGCTTTGCGCGGGAGTGAGCGTGAGCATCACGATACCGACCAGCAGCACGCACAGACCGAGTGCGTTCTTTGTCACAGCGGGGGAGTTGCCGGTTGGTACAACACTTAATGCGCTTACAGGGGTAATTAGTGGGACGCCTTCAACGGCTGGCAACTACACGTTCACGATTCAGGCATCGCGCATTTCCGGGAGCTTCGCACAGCGCGCATATTCCCTATGCGTGGTGGAGATACTGCCGGCGACTCTGGCTGACGGGACGGTCGGGACGGCTTACACGACTTCTTTCTCCGCTGGGTGCGC